AACCGTTCTCCCCAGACACTGGTTGGCCGTGCCATAGGCCCGGTCACGGGCCTACAGGCTGACTAGACCTTACCTAAACCGCCACGTGATGCGGTCATCCAGTTGCTTGCGCCTGCGCCAGTAGGGCAGCGCCCATGCGATGTTCGACTCAACGACGATGAGCCGGCCTGCGTAGTAGATGTTCATACCCGCACCCACTTGCATCCGTAGACGACGGGGAAGTGCTCCCCCAGCGACGTATGCGCACGCCCCGTGCTACCTGCCTTGTGCGGGGGCCTGCCGCCGTTCATCTTGGCACGCTCTCCCCGGAAGGTTTCGCGTATGTCGCCCACCTTGACGCTCTTCTGCGTCACCGAGTCGATGAGCAGCCACAACTTGCCGTCGTAGCCGATACCCTTGATTTGATCCATGATGTAGTCCTAGAAACTGCTACGTGAGAGGGCACGTAGCTAACCCGGGAGAACCGTTCTCCCCAGTTAGTCGATGGGGCGCAGCCAGAAGGCGTGCTCCCATCCACTTAGCGTGGCGCAGAGCCAGACGGCCCTGTGATCGGCCTCGTAGTCCCTGTCCTCGCTCGTTGAGCCTGCTTGGCACCTCCAGCGTGCTTGTACTACACCATCTGCCCTCGTAGCACGCAGGTGCCAGATCTCGGGCTGGTCTGTATCCAGCCACGCATGCAGCGTGACAAGGGCTGCCTCCGGCAGTCCCTCGACGGTGTCGATTTCCATCGAGACCCCCATTTCGGAGATGCATACATCCCCCACCTCGCACCCGGGTGCGAGGATGTGGCGAATGTGCGTTGACAGCACGATGAGTTTGTTTCTGTTCATGATGAACTCCAAAAAACGCTGCGTGAGAGGGCACGCAGCTAACCCGTTGTCAAACTGGGGAGAACCGTTCTCCCGAGTTAGTTACCGAAGCCGCCATTTCTCCTCGACCAACCACGGGCCCGGGTTGGCCCGGACCTGCTTGATTGCCTCCGCCGGCTCGTAGAGCCAGCCGTGATCCGCCCCTAACGGACGGGCTTGCACCAGCAAGTCGCCCTCGGCTGGGCCGCGCATGGCCCAGATGGCGGCAATTGCCGCTGTGTCTATTGCTGTTTTCATTTCGATCTCCTCAGTATTGGTACCCGTGCTTCCACAGGTTGACTTCCCTGTACGGTTCAGGGCCGTTGCCCTGAACCATATCCCCCTTAACATAGAAGACCCACTGCCCTCCCTTCACTTCCATCGCCGCCCAAGGGGACGAGTTGCCCCTGATCTGGCGCGGTTGTGCGTTCCACTGGGCCACGATGGCCCGGATTTTTGCCTGATTCGCTGGTGTGCTGAGTTTCTGCATGATGTTTCTCCAGTAAAAACCCGGGAGAACCGTTCCCCCGAGTAGTGCGGTTGCACTCCAATGCACACAGCTTTCGCTATGCACATTCGGGTTAAACCGTGCCGAGCCCCCCGCACACAGAAGCATGCGGGGGATATTATGTTAAGTCCAACTGGGGAGAACCGTTCTCCCCAGTCGCTTACTTGATGGCTGCCTTGAAGGCCGCCTTGTCGGCTGCCGACAGTTTGTTGTACGCTTTCAGTACCTTGTCCAGATCGGACACTGCCGACAGGCTACGGGCGGCAGCCTTGTGGGCTGCGTTTCCGTTCAAGACGGAAACCAAATACTTTACCCGTGAATCCTCTGCGGAATCCTTTGTGAACGTCAGACCACGCTGTCCCACGACTGGCTTGACGCCGGACGTCTTCGCTACGTATTCGATAGCGAATGGGCGATAATCGCCCGGGAGAATGCCGGCCGCGGCCAGCGTCTCCTGATCCTGCAGGTTCCTACCTTCGATGGCCGAAGCCACGATAGAGAAGGCTTTGAATGCAACTGCATTGATAGTGATGAATGATGCCATGATGAAGCTCCAATTGTCTTGGGAGAACGCGTTCTCCCGGGTTGATACCCGATAGGCCGAACTGCCTATTGAGTGACTGCATTGTAGCATATGCACCTTTTCCACGGTATCTGCGGCATTCGATTCCTCAACCCCCACCGTACCCCCACAACCCCTTGGCATTGCTGCTGTGGCGATGCGGTGATAACACTGTTCCAAGCAAATTCCCGGCATCTTGTAAAAACATGCCCCCTGCTATTTTTCTGCAACAACCCCGCCCCCTGCTATTTTTCTGCAGCACCCCCACCCCCTATAAAAATTTACCAGAGGTTTTCTGTCAAACAAAAAAAAGCCCACCGAGGTGGGCTAAGGAGCGCTGGGCTCCATCAAGGAGAAACAAACACGAGTATGAGTGTACACTACGAGTACGAGGCGTCACATATTGGCGCTTACGCGGAGGTTCATGTTCGACAATCTTGTTGGGTTCACGCCCGACCCTGCGGGGGTCGGAGACTTTATTCCTTTTGAGAAGGCTGCGCCAGCAGACATCCTTGACGCGCAAGTCGGAACCAACGATTGGTTGGAGAAGCTAGGTGTGCCCTCCGATGCGGACCTCGACGCCAAGAGCCAGCAGACAGCCGCCCGGGAAGCCTTCACCGCGCTGAACTTCGACACCGATAACGCTAAGCAACGAACTGCACTGGCAGTTATCAAGACGCCTGCTGCAGTGCAGCATTTGGCGGGCATGCTGACCGCCTACGATTGGGAATTTGTCAATCAGGCCAAGGAACTCCGGGGCTACACAGTCTCAAAGATCCTTGAAGAAACCAAACACCCCGACGCCCGCATCCGACTAAAAGCCTTGCAGATGCTCGGCAGTGTCACAGAGGTGGCGCTCTTCACCGACAGGGTCGAAGTTACCAAGATCGACGCCAGCGAAGAGGATGTTGAGAAGCGCCTGCGCCTACGCCTGTCCAAGTTCTTGTCGCCGGCAGACGGCGCGGCTGTCACCGATGTGACGCCCGTATCAGAACCCGCACCTTTCGTTATCCCAGAGGCCAGCAACGAGGGCGAAGGTATGACGCTGGATGCCGAAATCGGCATAGTAGCCGAGCGCCGAAATGCTTGAGGAACTGACAACCGACGCTGTTGCCCGCTTGCTTGCAGACTTGCCGAACATGCCGGCGGCAGAGAAACTGGCCCTGCTCGATGAGCTAGAGTTGCTCGAGAAGAAAAAGAAGCTGCAGGAGTGCCGGGACGATTTCCTGAAGTTCTGCGCGTACATGTACACGGACTGGAAGGAAGGCCCGCACCATAGATATATGAAGGGCCCGCTGCACAACGTCAAGAATGGCGACGAGTTACGCCTGACGGTCAGTATGCCCCCACGCTTCGGGAAGTCCGAGACCATCGCATACTTGTTCATTGCGTGGTACTTAGGCCACCACCCGCACCATCACATTATGATGGCAACGCACACCTCTACGCTGTCTGCGGACTTTGGGCGCAAGGTGCGCAATTTGATTGACACCGACAAGTACCGCGAGATCTTCCCCAACACTATCGTGTCCCGGGACAAGTCCGCCTCAGACAACTGGGCAACGACTTCTGGTGGCAAGTACCTTGCCATCGGTATCGGCGCTAACGTAGCCGGCCACGGTGCGCACTTACTGATTGCTGACGACTTGGTGTCCGAGCAGGCGGTGCTCGCCAACCCGGATGCTGCGTTCGAGACTGCGTGGACGTACATGCAGGTAGGCCCCATGCAGCGCTTGATGCCCGGTGGTCGCATAGTCATGATAGGAACCAGATGGGGGAAAAAAGATCCTATTGGACGCGCACTGGCATGGGCAGAGCAGAACCCCACGGCGCTGCCGTGGCAAGAGATACGGTTCCCCGCTATCCTCCCATCGGGCAAGAGCTTGTGGCCCGGACAGTGGCCGATAGACCAGCTTCTGGCAAAGAAGGCCGGCATGCAGCCACAGTACTGGTCCGCGCAGTACATGCAGGAGCCCACCAGCGAAGAGGGGGCGTTGCTGAAACGCAACTGGTGGAAGATATGGGAGAAGGAAGATCCGCCCGACATGGAGTTTGTCTTACAGGTCTGGGACACCGCGCACGAGACCAAGAACAACAACGACTACAGCGCGTGCCTAACGTGGGGCGTCTGGTACAACGAAGAGAGCCATCGGCACGAGTTGATGCTGCTCAACGCCATCAGAAACCGGTGGGAGTTCCCACAGCTTAAAGAGATCGTGCTCGAGCAGTACAAGGAATGGGAGCC